AAACCCCCTACCATGATGTTCTAAAGACATGACCATTATCAGAAATTGAATAGTCCCATGAAAGACCATCTTCCCATGTTTCCTCCCAATCTATCTTTATCCATGTAGGCATATCATTAGGAATATAGCCACAATCATTACAAATATGCTCGGCATAATCTGCACCACTATCCCATTGACCATGATAGTTTTCTTCAAGGTTTTCAATATCTTCGATACGAAAAATATCTAGCCAATCGTCAATAACTTCCTGACTATGATTTTCTAACAACTCATAATAAGTGTTAGCATATTCATTAAAATTGTCTTCGCCATGCTCTCCTATAAAAGTAAGAAGATCTAATTCGCTAACATCATAAGAATCATTTAATTCAAAGATTTTCTCTTTGGTTTCTTCTGATAATTTGTTTAAGGTTTGATTTGACATAATAGATAAAAATAAAGGGTAGTAACATACTTAAGATATTTTTAAGGCCCCTTAGAAGCGATTCTGAAAGGACCTTTTTAAGGGAAGAGGGATTAATATCCCCCTAATTGCTTATAACCTCCTCCTGCTACTTGTCTGGATAAACCTACTGATGAGCCTGCTGCTCGGCCTGCTGAAGAGCCTGATCCTCCACCTGTATAACCTCGGCCTGACCTTAAACGAGGATATTTCTCCTTCTTGTATTTTTCTATAGCTGACCTCTCTGTATCATTAGATTTAGTAACTGCTAAGGCTGATTGATTAATAGTTCTTTGCTCAGTCTGAATTTTTCTTCCATTAGTCTGCTCATCTTTTTTCATTTCAGCAAACCTTGAGTGAACTTTTCTAGCCCATGCTTTTCTAAAACTATTTCTATGAGCCGATCCCATTATTGCAACTTGAAATGGATCTTCTTTGCAATGCTTAGTCCAATCATCTTGCAAAGCCTGTATTAAAAAATCAGTATATATCTGAATTTCTAACTTCCTAGCCGTTGAAGCAAGTACATCATGCTGACGATAACCATCAAAATAATTACCATTCTCATCTTTAGCTGTATTTATAACTGTTCCGTTATAGAACTCAGCAACAGCTTGTAAGATAATTGAAACTGCGGGATCAATACGCTTATAAGGTTTTCCATATCTAAAAGAGGTAGCTTCTATCTCTTCAGAAACAGTGGACATATCTAGCTGCTGCTCTAGCTGCTCTCTAGTGATACCTCTTGCTTGTAATTGTTGCTCTAATTTTTCTTCTGCTAATTTAGCTTCATGTGGATTTGAAGAAGCTGTTAAGCCTAAGATTTTTGAAAGAACTGATAATGATCTTGCCATAAGATAAAGATAAATAATTGAACACCCTTATTATAAACATAATTTTGCTACTCTTAGAGAATACTGTAACAATTAGTAACAATTAAAATATAATTGCGAAACCTACTGTAAAAAATAAAATTATAAATAAATGATTTATGTCTGTCTGTTTGCGTCTTAGCAAGTCTTCGTAAACCTTTTCTTGCTCATTTAACAGTGTAAGTGCGTCAGTGCAAGTCTCCGAGTCTTCAGTTATTTTATATTTTTTAAAATGTCTAACTATCCAATCATATTGTTGATTAAATTCTTCATCACTAAAAGACTCATCATCAAACCAAACCCTCTCAAGTTCCGCAAGTTTCTGCTCTGGTGTAGTCATTTATTCTTCCTCACGCTTTAATTTATTTAAAGTAATTTCTATTTCTTTAATGTAATAATTAACAGATCTATTCACTAATAACTTACCATCTGGATCTGTTGGCAAGAAAACAGTAATTTGTCTTCCTGCCATTGTGCAAGCTGAATCTAAGATAGCTTGAAGAATTGTAAGAACTTCTGAATCTGTATATTCTTTATTCATCTTCGTCCTCATCATAGTCAAACTCTTCCTCTACATTTTCAAACTCTCCTATTGGGTGATTTCTAATAATTTCTAAAGTATCAACAATAGCATTATCAAATTCCTCTGATAGAGAAAGTCCTAAACCATGAGAAGTTAAACGATCAAAATATTCTGCGATTGTTAAATTCATGTTTTTACCTCACTATTACATATTGGACATTGTGGATCTAATGGCTCTTGTTGAACCATTGCACCTAAAACAAGCAAAGCAAGTTTTGTTGGCGACTGTTCATTCGTAAATGGAATAATATTTTGGTTAGGAAACTCTAAACCATCTTTTGATACCACTATCGAATGTTTTGCTGAATAATTTGGACTATGGTTTGGTGTATGTACTTGCGAAAAGAGCAAGCCAACACTGCCATCTTTGTCACTTATACAAGTATGGGGAAGAAAGTCTGCCCATTCAAGACCAAATTGATCTAAACCTAGAACAAGATGGTCTATGAATACTTGAGCATTAGGGGGTAGCTGACGATCATCTTTCATTCTTTAACCTCCTGTATTTGACTTAAAAGAGAATAGACTTGACCCATATCTTGAAATGTAATCGGATCTATTCTGACCCTATGACGTACACCATCTTTAGGATCTAGTTTTGTAACACCTTTAAGAAGTTGCTCTATGATGTTGATTTGTGTCTGGTTGACTTTGAGTTGCTTGTCTGTCATTAGTAGATAGAAATAATTTGTTGAACACCTTTAATATACATGATATTAATACTCTTAGGGAAGTTTGTAACAAACTGTAACATTTAATTAGGACCTCCGAACTGTTGCTTGTTGAAATAGTCCTCGATAGCGTCATCTAACAAATAGCCTGCTAAGACACTAAAAGGAATTGGTGGTCTAGCTCTAACATTAGGGCCATGATCCCATGCCTTATTACATGTAGGGCAATGGCTGTATTTATAATGGTTAGACATTGATAAAAGTTTTTCGTAGTTCTCTTCACTAACCCTGCAATTAATTTGCTTTTTCTTGTAGTCCATAGAAAATAAATATAAACATAATAACAATACTCTATTCCTACAGAGAAGTCAACTATTGTTAAGATTTAAGTGCAATCTTCCAATCGTATCTGTCATAATTAGCTCTACTCTCTATCTGCCTTTGCCTGTCTGCGAGTCTCACTACAATACCATCTGTGGGAAACCTACTGAATAGTTGCGAGTTCTGCCAGTTATCAAATAAAGTTTTTACCTTATTTACTACATTAGTTTTTACATTAATTAAACCACTACTTTGTAAACCTAAAGATAAAAATATTTCTTGTTGCTTTGATGGGTCATCTTGAGAATCTAAAATCTCAAAAGCACAAAAAGCTAAACCTTCACCAGTAGGATCTTTTTTGCGTAAGTGACCTGATGCGAGTCTTTGAGAATAAGATGGTGTTTTATGAACACCGTATAATTCACCTCTAATTAATAAATTATCTTGCTTATCTTTTATTTCTAATGGAATATTTTTGACAGTAGTTAAGGCATATAGCTTATCCTTACCTCTGCGAGTCCATGCGTTTGAAAGAAAACCATTTGAATAACGTAATAAAATAGCACAACCGTCTATCTTAGGCTGAACAACTACTGATGGCTTATCTTTAAATAATTCATACCATTCAGAGAAGATAGGTGTATCTAGCCCATCTAGGATTACACCTTTCTTTAGTTCGCTAAAAACTGGGTGGTTAGGATATTTAGTTTTTACCTTATTTTTAATATCATCAAATTCTCTGTCAGTTATAACAGCCTTGCCTGCACGATATAAAGCATCATGCCTAATAAGATCTATTGCGAGTTTTTTGATAGAAGACATAGATAGGCTGTAAAAGCTGCTTCTATTATAGTAGTAAACCTAATACTTTGCAAGTCTTTTAGTTTCTTCAATCCACATTTTTAATATATGTTGCTCTGAAATTTTATGTACCATGCCTGCAAAAGTTAAGGACTTAGGTTTTACAGTGTTAATAGCATCATAAGCAAACAACATAAATAAACCTGTCTGTCTTTTTTTACCTCTACCTGATGCTACTTCTCTATAAATTCCTTTCTTAAAAACTTTAGTTGTACCATCTTTCTTCTTTACAACCTTGTCTTCTTTAAATGATATAACTCTTGCATCTTGTATCTTACCCATTTTTACAGGAAATCTACCTTTGTGTCCTCTTGTCTTCGCTAAACCTCTTATTGTATTTGCTGCTGTATTTGCAGTTGGCCTACCATTTTTTAATCTAAAAAAACCAAATTTTTCAGCATAAATATTTGGATAAGGGAAATCACCTTTATTCATATATCCACTTCTGACTAAATGCTGTGGAAATAATGTCTCATAAACAACATTAGATCCTCCTCCTATTGTTGGATATAAATAAAATCCTGCTGGGTTTCCTTTACCACTTCCACCTCTTCTACTCATCACATTTTTTACACCAACATCTAGCTCTAAACCTCTTTGAACTGTAAAAGCACTATTTAGTGTAAAAGGAACTGCACTTTTAAAAGTATTACTAAATTCATCTTTTATATAATCTGATTTAAAATCTTTTGCAAATTGAGTTAAAGTTCTTCTTCCTGCAAAGTCAAGTTGTGTTTTTTCAATTATTGATAATTTATCTTTAAACTTTTTCTCATTAAATGTTATTTTATACATTTCCAAAATATTAATTAAATATATTTTAGCAAGTCTTCGGTGATGAGACTGCGGACCAACCTGACCTACTAGGCCGTCACCTCTATTAAACTTTCCAAACTTTCCCTGTATTTTTGTCTATAGGTGTCTAAATGGCCTATATATGCTCCTATAGCCCCCTTATTATATAAAAACATATATATTAGTGTATTAGGTTAGGACATAGGCCAATAGTAAGACGACCTGTTCTTAGAGAATGGATTTTAAAGCTGCCCTACCTCGGAAAGGTTAGGGCAGAGGTAGGTCAGTCTATCGAGTCTCGAATGTAGACCCATTTGCGACTGCCTTGAATAGTTTTTCTTATTTTTCTATAGCCTAATTGTTTTAAAATTAATGAAACTTGCATTTGATCATATCTATTTTGTCTCTCTACAGGTTTTTCAATAGCGAGTGTAAGTACCTCTTCTGTTGATAACTCACGACCATAATTTTGTGGGTTTTCAGTATAACTTTTTATAACTGATTTCCAAGGACTATCTATTAAATACTTTTCATTTTCAATATTAATTTGTTGTTGAAATTCTTGTTTTAATTGAAGAGTTTCTTCATTTTTAAAACAGTTATAAGCACTGCACCATATACGATCTCTTTGTTTATTTAATTCATCTATATCAATAGGATCAAACATTGTATGTGATGTTGGGATAATTAGGAACCTACGATTGCCTGTTTCATCTTGAAGTACACCATCAGTGGAGTTAGAAGTTCCCACTATTATGCTTCTTCTTTTAAATCTCTCTGTCACCTTCCCATAAGGTACTCTATACATATCAGTTGACTGAGATAAAAAAGCTTTTATATCAGATGCAGCTTTCTTATTCGTTATGCTTTCCAATTCGGACCATTCGTGAATCCATGCAGAATTTATGATTTGATATGCGTCTTTACCATGAATATCTTTTAAACTATCGCTAAAAAATTCTCCTGCGAGTGCTTGAAAGAAACTACTTTTTCTTGCTCCTTGTGGGCCAACAATAATTAAGGCATTATCCCATTTATAGCCCGGCCTAAAAGCCCTATAAACTGCTGCTATGAGAGTCTTCTTAAGCATCTCATCATACATTGTAGGTTTATCATACTTCGAGTCTTCCGGTCTTAAGAATTGTGATGCGAGTCTGTCAATATCTATTGGAGTTTCTCTATGAGCAACAGTTAATAAATATTCTTTTACTGGATTATATGGTCTTTGTCTTGCTACTTGTACTGCACAGTCAATCGCTACATCTTTACTTATTTTCTTTCCAAGCTTTGCAAGTGTTAGATAAAATCGCTCAATAGAGTTTTCTCCCTCGCAAATCACTGCATCTTCTCCATAACCTTTTTGAATCTGTTGAGTATATTCGTTGTATCTTAAAGATTCCATGCTAGTTGGTGGTACTTTCTCTAAATCAGCAAGTAATTCATTAGCTTGATAAGTTTGTAATCTATCTACAGTTATTGTTAATTCTTTTGATGGATCATTTGGATCTTGCATCTTCATGACTTTAGGAATCTGAAAGCCATTATCTTTTGCAAAGTACCAGAAAGACGCTGCTGTTATTGCTTGACCACCGCTATCAGCTATTTGTTGAACATCTGTCCAATCTGGCGAATGAGTTTTCATTAAAGAAACTGCATCATCTTTTGTTTTACCACTTTCGAGACAAGCCTTTATAAGGCCCCACAGCAAGTTTCTGTAAATAAAATATGTGCCAGTTCCGGGTTTTCTAGGTGGGATACAGAATAAAGCCTTTTGTATCTGTTCAAAAGGTAAAGGTTCATATTGTTTAAAAGATAAAGCTTCTTTTACTTTTAATGCGTCCTTTTTTGTAGGTAAACATCTTTCAATATCTGATAAATTATAACGATTTTCTGATTGATGAATAATAGAGGTCTTATCACCTTTACCTTTATCATTCATGTGAAAAGTTCCGGGCAAACGCATTACTCTGGAAGGATTTTTTAATGCTCTATCTGCATCTGCATAATCAAGTAATCTCTCTTGTATTTGTCTCCAAGTCTTTACATCACAACCTCGTTTTAAAACCCAGTAGTTGTGTATAGATTTCCCTCCGGTATTAATCTGAATTGACGGCTCGGGGAGTCCCAACTCACGCCACAAGTACACTTGTTCATCAATATCTCTATCGTCCCATTCAATAAAGAAAGCTCTGCAATTTGTTATTTCACTATCGGTATCACCTCCATCATTAACAACAAAATAAACACCCTTGCCTGCATCTTGATTTTTTTGTATCCATTCAACAGCTTCAGCCCCATTGCTTGTTGACATCTTCGCTCCACGATCCTGAGCCTTTAATGGGTGTCCTTTAGGATAAAAAGATCTTAACCTTACTTGTTTTGTATCTTTTCCAAGAAGTTTAAAAAAAGACCGCCATTCCTCACGATCTAAAGTAGTGTTCGCCATTTGATAGAAGATAATATATAAGCCGTAAGATTAGTTAATCTTTAAAATATTTAAGGCATCTTGAATACTACGAGCAACACCTGTAATACCTCCAGCCTTCTTAACGACTTGCAACCAATTATGCTGTAGATCTGAAACTTTACCACGTTTATTTTTTACTTCAATGGAACAAAAGACTGCGAGTTTCTCACCAACCATATCAGGAGTAACTTCGATAGTTTTAAATCCAATTAAATCTGATGACCCTTTAGCCAAACCAAAATCCACCCACTTCCCAGTTCTGGGGTTAGGTAAGGAACCAGTTTCGTTTCTGAAAAGTCTTAAGTTTTTTTCTTGACCAACAGCTAAACGAATCTCTTGTTGAATTTGGTTCTCAGATTGCGACAAAAATAAGATGTTTAGTATTAGTAATAAAATAGCAGAAGACAAAAAGATATGGTAATTTTGAATTGCAATCCTTAATTGCGGAAAAAAGGTTATTGCTTCTGATTTTACTGGGTTGGAATCAGAAGCTTTTCTTTTGCCAATGCTTTATTAAAAGTTTTAATTCTTCAATTCTTTTTTTTGCTGCTGCAATTTTTTCTTCGACTGTCATTGATATTATAATTTCTCATATTATTACCAATCCCAAGGATCTCCACTATTGTTTTTATTGTTATCAGAATTAAGTGGTCTGGAAGTAAACCTACGACCTTTTTTCCTAGACATAAATTTTGCATAGGCCCAGCCAGTTTTATATCCTCTTTTTTGTTCGATAACTTTTAATTCTGATAAAGTTCTTGCATTTCTTACTTCCATTTGTTCATCTTTTTTTCTTACAAATCTTGCAAGTGAATATACATTTTTTCTTTTAACATAATTAACTTTTTTGCCATCATCATCTTCAATTAATTTTTTTACTCTTTCTATTGGTACTGATCTTTCTTTTTTGTTTGCAAGTTTTTCTAAGTGATGTTTTGCAATTCCTATGACGTAAGCTGCTTCTTGATTACCATCTTTTAAAACAAAAGGCATAATATTGTAATCGTTGGAATAGCAAATAAAAGTTAATTTTTTAGAAGTACTTAAATCAATAAATTCATCTCCGGCTTTCATTTTGAAAGTACGATCTAATTTCTTTAATTCACCTTCTGCTTCTGTTAATTCTCTTGCAGTTGGAATTATTTGATGTCCACAAACAGGACATTTTTTTGCTGGTTTAAAGGTGGCAAAACAAACCTTGCAAGTTTGTACCCTAATTTTTTTCTCATCTTTCTTTCGCTTCTGCCTGTTGTTATGTAAATTCCAAAGCCTATCATCATCAACAAAACCATGTTCCTTTGTATTACCAACATGATCTAAAACTATTGCTGTTTTATTTGGTTGGGGTCTAAGTATTCTCCCCACTTGTTGCATGTAAAGTGACGTAGATTTTGTTGGTCTGAGTAAAATTCCGACTGCAACATTTGGAATATCCGTACCTTCCGAGACAATATTGCATGAGCATAAAACTTCGACTGATCCATCTGCTAATCCTTGTATAGCAGTATCTCTATCTTTACTAGACATACTGCCTTCAACAACTTTTGCCTTATATCCGGCTTTTACAAACTTATCACAAGTAACTTCGGCATGTTTAACAGATACACAAAAAGCAATAGCCGGTAAATGGTCTGCATGTTTTTTATACATTTGAACAGCGTCACCAACTATATCTGCTGCTAATGTTTTTTCTTCTAAATCTTTTTGATTGTAATCACCACCAATAGATCTGACTTTAGTTAAGTCAAGATTATTAGGTGCTGCAAAAACAATATGTGGTGCTAAATATCCATCTTTTACAAGTTCTTTAATAGAAACACCAACTAATAAAGATTCAAAAAAAGCTCCTAATGGTTTGCCGTCTAATCTTTCTGGTGTAGCTGTAACACCAACGCTAATAGCATTAGGATAATTTTTTAAAACTTTAGACCAAGTATTATTTATAGTTACATGATGTGCTTCATCTATAATTATTACGTCAGGAATAAAATCTATTTTTCTTCTAACTAATGTTTGAACTGAAGCGACTTGAACATTAGATTTAGTCTGGGGAAATTTAGAAGCTATTATGCCGTGTGGAATATTAAACAAAGAACATTTATCACTAGCCTGCTTAACAAGCTCTCTTCTATGAACAAGAATTAAGACATTATTATCCTTTTTAAGGCATTGTTTAGCTAAATAAGAGAAAATAACAGTTTTTCCTGCTCCTGTAGGAAGAACTAATAATGGTCTTTTAGTGCCTGATTTAACATCAGCTACTAATTCGTCATAAATTAAATTTTGATAACCTCTGAGTTCCATAAGATTACTAATTGTTGCAATTATGTGCAATTAGTGGCAATTAGTTGCACATTGTTCCTTTATGATACATACTGTTACTAAATACGTCAAGTGAATGAATCAACAAGTACCTCTGATTGATATGTCTAACAAGGAATATCATCAAGATGATGCTAAATCTTCAACAGACATGAGAAACATTCTTAAATCAGATGAATTGTTCATGTCTAAATTAACTGAAATTATTGAACCTACTAAAGCTATGCAACAAGGCACAGCTTTGCATACATATTTCCTTGAAAGAGATAAATTTAAAGATGAAGTTGCAGTTAAAAGTTCAGATATTAAATTAACTACTAAAGCCGGTAAGGAATGGGTAGCTAAGCAAAAAGATAAAATTATTATTGATGAAGAATTTTTTAATATTTTTCCAATAATTGAACAAAAAATAAACTCTAAAGCTAGTGATATTTTTAAGGTAGATGGAGTTAAAGAAGCAAGTTTTTTCTGGAAAGATAAATACGATATTAACTGCAAATGTCGGCCTGATTATTTAAGTCCTGATTTTAGTTATATGATTGATTTAAAAACTACAACTGATGCAAGTCCTCGTGGATTTAAAAGTTCAGTTATTAAATTTAATTATGCAGTACAAGCACAGTTTTATATAAGAGGTATTGAACAATGCACTGATATAAAACCTAGCAAGTTTTATTTTATAGTTATTGAAAAGACTAAGCCGTATCATGTAGAACTATACGACCTTGATGAAACTTGGTTGTCTATAGCTGATAAAGATATTGATGAAGCTTTATATCGGATAGACAGCTTAAGATCAAGAGATTATAAAGCTAATGGATACTCAACAGAATGTACGACCCTACACCCGCCTGATTATTTAGTTAATAGAGAAAAACCACAAATCCAAACTGGATTAAGTATTAACGACATACCTTTATTCTAATGCAACCAAATTTTCCAAAAGAACCATATTTAGGACAAATTTATTACAGTCCTACTACAAAAAAAGTCTATAGATATGACGAACCTGTAGATAAAGATGGCAAAAAAATTAAAGAACTTTGCCAATGGGAAGACATAACAGAGTGTTTTGTTAATAACCCAACAAACCCTTTTAAAAATACACAAGGAGAAGAATCTTGAACACTGACATCACACCAACTAATAACAGCGAATCTTCTGTTTATTTAAAAGATTCTGCTTTTGAAATGGCACAAAGACAAGCCAGAAGTTTAGCTGCATCTTCATTAGTACCACCAGAATATCAAGGAGAAAAAGGTATGGGTAATTGTATTGTCGCTCTTGATATTGCAAAAAGAATGAATGTAAGTCCTCTTACTGTTATGCAAAATCTAAATATTGTTCACAACAGACCATCGTGGAGTAGTGCTTGGATTATTGCTCAAATACAAGGTTGTGGTAGATTTTTAGATTTTAATTATGAAGTTACAGGTAAAGGTGTTGATATGCAATGCTACTGTACTGCTAAAAGGATAAGTGATAAAAAGCTAGTTAAAGGATCTGTTGTTTCTATAAAAATGGCACAAGCAGAAGGTTGGACAAGAAATAGTAAATGGCGAAATATGCCAGAGCAAATGCTTAAATATAGAGCAGCTACTTTCTTCGGAAGACAATATATTCCTGATTTGTTATTAGGAGTTCAAACTAGCGAAGAAATAGTAGATATTACACCTCTTGATGTAACACCTGTTAAATTAGCAAATGGAGAATTAGGTGTTAATGAAAAAGATGTAGAGATTGATCCATCACCTGTAAAAATTGGAAAAAAGGAGGAAAAAGATGACTTCGACTTCTAATGATTGTCCTGCCTTAATGAGTCAAAAACAATTAGCTGCAAGATGGCAAATGAGTAGAACAACGCTTCACCGAATGAGAGCAGAGGGTACAGGTCCACCCTATATAAAAATAGGAGTAAGTATTCTCTACAAATTGGCTGATATTGAAGCCTACGAAAAACAAAACACTATCTCTAATTAAATGTTTAAAATCCGTCTACCCATTTTCTCTAACTCTGAAGAAAGCAACAAAAAGCTTTATGGAGAAAAATATGATTCATCTAGGAATTATCCTACACATTCTGGAATACTAAATATTCCCGAGTCTCAACTAATTCCTTTGATTGATTACCTACAGAAATGCAAACCTGATTTTGATGAAAAAACAGGTGAGAATATAGTTCCTTTAAAAATTAGTGGTTGGATTACAAAATCTGAATCTGGCTTAAAATATTTAGGAATGAATATTGAGCCAAATTATAATAAAGAACAAGAAATTATGAATGGTTCAGATGAAGGCAAAAGTAAACCACCTGAGTCTGATAATTTTAATTTCTAAGTAAGTGGCATTGTAGACCCCAAACTATAAGTAAGCCCACTTTCTAGCCTGCTGTAACCACTGAGTATTTACTAGCGAAAAGGTATGTATCGCTGCTCGTTTTTATTATTATGGTTGATGACACTAGGACCAAGGCAATAATGATGAAAGCAGTTATGAGTTCTTATCTGGGATTTACAGTGTGTCTGCGTTTTTTTGCCAAACTTTTTTGATTGGGGTTTGGACTTTGAGCGTTCATAGCTGTAAATAAGCGATATGTTACAGCAGACTAGATTTTACTACAATATAAGAAACTATCTCTATCTATGTCTCTACAATTTAAAAGCAAACAAATAGATCGAGTAGTAAAAATAGATGAACTAAGTACTTTAAGGTCTTCTGAATTAATAATTTTAAAAGACGAATTAATATATGCTGTTAATGCTATGAATAAATCATTGGTTGATGTAGCAGCACAAAAAAAAAGAGATAATGAACCTTACGATCAAGAGTGGCATCAAAGAGTAAGAAGAAAACAAAAAGTATGCCAAGCTTTTTTAGAAGAGATAGCAAGTCTTGATGATGCTTATGAAGCTATTTACCAAAAAAATTTTATGAAACTTTTAACTAATCATATTTCCACTGAAGAGTTAGATAAATTAGCTAGAGATGCAAGAATTGAAACTGATTTAAAAATCTTAGAAATGAAAAATATAAAATTATGATTTAGTGTCATTTAACTTAGAATAAATAGAATCTATGTGTATTCCGGCCTGATTAACGACTTTTATAAGCTTATAGTGATCTACAGCTAATTGTGAAATAAAATCTGGCATTTCTTCTGGTGGAATATGATTGTAAATTGTTCGTAAAATTAACTCTAAATTAAGTTCTTCTTCTAATGAGACATGAGCTATTTGCCATGACTCAATTTTTTTTCTTTTCTTGCCTTGATCTACTAACCAATCAGACCAAGGAAGTTTAATTTTCATTATGTTAGGAAACTATAACTTAAAGTTAGCTTATAAGTGAAGGTTTACAAGTCTTTCTTAAGAATGTACTTTCTGTAATGTTTTCTACTTGTTGTTCTGGTTCTTGTAAAGTATGCCATCTATGTTCACACTCTAAACACCATCTTCTTCTTAAAATTTCATAATCTTCATTAACTTTAGTTGAAACTATTCTTTGTTCAGTAAGTTTTTTGCATTTAGGACACTCTATCCAAAGGTATCTTTTTCTTGGCATATATAGATTTGCAAGGTCTTATATTCTAGTATAAAAATAGCTACATTTTACAAATCATGCCAAGCGGTAAAGGAACTTATTCCAAACCCGGAAGACCACCTAAAAAGAAAAAAGGTAAGAAAAAGTAATTAATCAGGCAAGCTTGATATTTTTCTTGATGGAAATAATTGCTGTTCTAAATAATCAACAGCTTTGTCATCAAGATTATTTGAAGTTTGCTTGCAAAGCACTCTAAGAAGGTCAACTACTAATTGTTTACAAGCGGAAGTTGAAAGAAATTTTACTAAAATCTTTCTTAAAATTTTAAGCATAATTTTTCTTTTATCTTTCCAAGCATAGCTTAATTAGCTAATTTAGGTATGGGTACACACACTACCCCTCCTCACACACTAAAAGACCTCTGTTTAAAGCGACTTGAACAGGGGTTTTTTTATCGTCTAGGTTTTAATTCAGCTACTTTTACTTCTACTTCTTTTAATCTATGAAATACCTCCCTCATATCATCGTGCATAACTTCTATTTTATCTGTAAGTAATTCTATAGCTGTTGTATTACGCACTAAATCATCTCTTGACTGTCTTCCTCTATAAGACATTGAACCTACAGAAACAAAACAGGCTGTTAAACATGCCCCACCTAACGCTGCAATTACTTCTATCACTTTACGAGTTCTTTATCTATGTTTATTATGACAGAAAAAGCTTATGAAAACAGAATCGCCAGAAAAAACTGTAGAAAAAGAAGATGAAAAACCTGATTATCAAGAGAAAATTACTTTTTTAGTTTCTACATTTGCACAAGGTTTTATTTTAGCTTGGTGTTTAGTAGTTCTATCTTTAGGGTATATCAAGCTTCCAAATAAACTGTTTGGACTAGATATACCAGACCAGCCCAGAGTGGACAGCACGTTCGCTGCGGGACTTTTGGGTAACATATTAGGCGGGCTAGGCATATCTGTTAATGCTGCTAGTGGAGCAAAAAAGAAGAAGAAAGAAGAGGAGCAAAATGGTAGCTATAATAAAGGTGCTGGGGGAGAGCAAATTATAGTGATTCGTCAGCCTATTGAGTTAATAACAACTAAACCAGAAGTTACTAAACAATGAAAAAACTTATTTTTATTTTTTTATTATTTGCAAGTCCTTCAGTTAAAAGCGACATTCTGCACTCTGTCACGAGTTCAGTCAAACTACAAGTTGATGTGGCTGCGAGTGCTGCTAAGGCACTTCCGACATCTTACTCTGTTTCTGGGACAAATATTACCCCAACATACGATAGTACCGCCAATGCCATAGGGGGCATGAATCTTGGCTCACTTACATCGGGAGTACCGGCTGCTTTAGAGACTACTTTCGCTGTTGCTACTCCGGGGGACAGTTTTTCCCTTAGCGAAAGCTGGCAAACTGGTGATACTACCCCTAGTGCAACAAGTTTAACTAATCAGGCTGTAAGTTCTTTACCTATGCTTGGTGAAACAACTACGACTGCTGGAGGATCTGCTGGCTCACTGGCCGGATCTATTGCATCAGATCATGCGATTACAAGTTTGACACCCGGAAATGCTGGTACAAGCGTGACAGGTCAAGTGATTACCTCAATCCAAATTGATTAATGAATTGTTGGCACTGTAATACTGAATTGATTTGGGGCGGGGATCATAGTGTAGATGAAAACTGTTATCCTCATTTATTAGAAGAGTATTCAATGGTTACTAATTTATCTTGTCCTAAATGTCATTCTGACGTAGAAGTTTTAATGCCTAAATATGCCTATGATTAAATATTTATCGTTATTATTTCTATTTTCTACACCAGTATATTCTACCCCAGTTGTCCCAAACTTCCAGACCGGAGTTTTACAGCAGCATGTAGAAACCAAAAGTACCATAATAGAAAATATCCAAAGTTTTGAGTTTCGCTCAGGCTATCAATTCACAGTAGGTGGGGTTAATGTTGAATCATCTACTGGGAATGTAGCTCCAGAAGGTTGGGAACAACAAAATTCAACTGTACAAGGAGTTGGATCTACTTATGTAATTCCATCGCTGACTAATAAACCTTCATACAATATTGTTAATGAAGGTGCTACCTTTAATTACTACGAAACTTTAGAATTTCCGGGGTTGTCTAACTACACAAATATAACGAGAGAAACCACCATAGAAAGTATTTCAGACAGTACAAGTACGTTTAGCCAATGAAGAAATACTTTGTTTTACTCTTATTTTTAAATAACCCTATCTTTGCAAATACTATAAATACTACAAGTAATTCAACTGGGTCTGTTACCAATCAAGCGGTACAAGTTGTCCCATCGAGACAGTTTCAGTACACAATGCAAGGTATTTCTTGCCAAGGAGCTACTTTAAATATTTCTCCATTCTTATCTACAACCTATGGCTTTGGATCTCCCTATGAACCGACATATGAAAAACCAGTGTATGATTTATCAGATAATTTTGGTTTAACAGATGATGATGGTAACGATATTGGAGATGGAGTACCTGATTTTCCGGGCCGTGTACTCTATTACGAAACGGTAAGGACAGGAATGAGAGCTAGTAATACAAGTCTTAATGGTGGCATTACAGCTACTTTTAGTATTCCATTAGATAGGACACAAATTAAAGAATGTCGCACAGCGATGAAAAAACAGAATGAATTATACGAAGCGAGTCTTGCGTCTAAAAGGCTTAATTACGAAATGTCAAGAGCCAAAACTTGCCATGAAATTTATTTAAAAGGAATCTCATTTGTTGGAGAGTTAGCAAAATTATGTGCTGATATTCGTGTTTCTACACCCCCAGTGCAAAAGCACACTCATAATTTATTAAAGAAATAAATTATTTATAAGCTGGTGGTAAATCTTTTTTCTCTCTGTATTTATTTGTCATAAGTTGCTGTTTTGTTAGCTTAATTGGTCTTTTTTTAAGTAAAAAAGCCTTAATTTTAGTTATTATCTGTTTTGCTATTGGTTTTACAATTTTAGTTAGCAAGGGTGCTGCTAATGTTGTCGCTGTTACTGCAATAGTTGTGATAGCAAATGTATTAGATACTGTATTTACTGAAGGTAAATATTTTTCTGTAATTGTACTAGGTCTATATTCCACCACACATTCTTTGGTTTCTTTTATATATTTAAAGCCAATGACTACTTCATCACCAGAAGTACTGTAATCACCTATTCGAGGATTATTCTTTTTTGGATCGGGGCAAGGAGGATCTTTTGGAATTTCTGGAATATTAGCGACCTCAGTATTATCAAGGCTATTGTCTGGAGGATCAGGAGGTTGCGGAATTGGAGTCTCTGGTACAGGTTGTATCTTTTTCGCATCGTAAACCATTGGTGTGAATGTAGGTATTGCACAATTAATTGTTAGATTATTTTTCGGGTCATCTTTTGTGAGTTGCTTGCTTCTTAAACCATCTCTTCTTATCTCTACGCATGGCATTGTTATAGCTGGTATCTGCAAGTCTCTTGTTATATGTTTTGTATTAGGTATTGATGTTTGATTTGGAATTACAAAAATAGATGTCCTTGGTATAGAAACATCTATTAAGTTAATATTTTCTATTTCTGGCACTAAAAGCTAAGTGGTTTTGGAGTCTTCATTACTGGTGGTGTTGTTGTATTTGGTATTGAAGGCATATTAGTTTTTAAGAGACTTGGTAACTGTTCTTTTATCTTATCTCCTACAAATTCTTTAATTTCTTTTTGTTTTGTCTCGTTATTTACATACCAATAAATATAAATAATGCCAGAAAAGGCAGTGACAGCAGCAACCGTATTTAGTATGGTTAATGCAGTAAGAACTTTTTTCATGTTTAGAGATGCTATGTTAAGAGCCTTAATTCCTGTCACATTGATTACGTTTTGTGCAGTGATGGCTTTAGCCCCACTATATGTAACATTATCAATGATGACAAGAACTATGACTACTAAAACAGCTAAATAAATTTATAGCTTAATTTTTGTCCCGATTTTGGTTGCATAGCTATTTGAATCATCAAATACAGCACTTAATTCACCATAAACAGATAATCTGTCATTAACATTAACGCTTCCACCTGTTTTAGCACTAATATTTGTTTCAGAATCTTGTCCATCTACAGACTGAAGTAATCCACCACCTTGAATATACCAAGAAGCATTGTCATTGCTACCTTCGTACCCAACGTGCAAATCTGTATTATTAGATTGATAGTCAGTTTTTAAGAAACTTGCATTATTTTCAATATTTAGATAGAACCCTGCAAAGGCTGGAGTTGATAGTGCTGAAACAGCAGCTATAGATAAAGCTTTTTTAAGCATAATTTATAAAAATTAATTCGTTACATGCTAAACGATTTAAGATTTATTGCCTAAAAATAATTAAAGTTGATAACAATTCGTCTAGTATTAAACTCTCCTTTATGTATTTCTCCTGCGTGTTCAAGATGTGAATCAAATTTAACTAACCTATTTTGCTTACATTCAATTTTTTTATTATTTTTTTTAAATACTGTTTGACCGTTTGTATCTGACAAATAAAAAATTGCTGTTTTCCTGTTTGTTGTATCAAACATTGATCCATCAATATGAAAATTTGTTTGTATTTTATTAGGCTGTCCAAATGTACAATTTGCTTTTATAAGAATAGGAGCAATTACTTTTAACTTTTTAGCAAATGGTTCAAGTAAATAAAAAAAAGGACTAACAGTATTTACTCCCCCATAAAAAATATGTTGTAAATTTAATATTCCATCTCCCTCATGTACTTTATGTTCTGCAAAAAACCAAGGGAAAGAATATGAAATTACTAAATCATGCAATGCTTTATATTCTTGTTCATTCAAAAAATCATCAATAATTTCTATTGTCATTTATTGATTTACAGCTACAAAAATAGGTGCAACACCACCTCTTAAATAGCCGTCAGGAAAATGACCTCTTGATGGTGCTTTTGACTTTTGTTCAATTAACTCATCTTTAGTGTATTTTTTATCATCTTTTGGATACTTTGCTTTTACCTCTTCTATTACCTTATTAATTTCTTCAAGTTCAGTTTTATCACCTGTCAAAACTGCTTTTATTAATGCACCTATAGAATCATTAGTAAAAGGATAAGAAACTCTTCTCATTAATTTATAGTCAAAAGTATATGAAGCTTCTAATTCTTGTTGTTTTATTAGCTCCTCTTTGATTGCTTTTTCTCCTTCTTGTATTGTACTTATTGTTCCAGTATCGCCAACTTTAAAAGGTATATCTTCAACACTACCCTCGTCAACTTCATTATATCTTTGTTGTATATTAGCTTCAATCCACTCTTTATCAACCCAAGTCCTAATAGGAATAACGACCTCCCTATCATCTTGATATTTTACTTTTATAAATTCTTTAGTAACTTCTGTTACTGTGTAATTAATTGCCATCAGAAAAAATAATAATTTTAAAAAAGTTATGGAGTAACATAACTACTTGAAGTAGTTCTATTTGCGTAAAAATCAAAATGTCCTCCAAAGTCATCGCCACTTGCAGATTGGTATGGATCAAGTCTTTTTGAGAAATATCTCCAACCACTTACAGTTCCATTATGTTGAGGGAAAGGTACATTATTTGTTATTCTAGCTATATATCCTGACCCATATTCAATATAACTCCAAGCATTATATGTCATACTTACTGTTCCAGATGATGCTCCCCCTGCACATACTTTAGTACCACTCCATTGTGTATAGTACCCTTCCTGTCCAACCCATGTGTCGTACCACGCTATAAAATAAGTCGCAGAACTATAATTACTTCCTGTAAAAGTATAACTCCTTTCTGTGGTTACACCACTTTTACCATAAAACTGACTAATACTAATTTGACCAGAGCTAGGTATTCCTGATGCAACACCGTAATATTCAGATAACGAAATAGGGTGTGAACCACCAAATTCGTTTTGAATGTCTTGCAGACTTATAGCTCCAGATGATTGTAAAGCCATTATTCGCTAGGAGTAGGGTCAGGATCAGGTGTTATTTCTGGCAATGATGGATATGATGTTTCATCTGTTTTTACTTCTTTTGATTTGTTATATGTACCATTGTGTTGATCTATTAAATTTTGAACCATATTTTCTAATTTAGTAACTTTGTATTCTGTAAATCCATTTTTTACCCAATCAACAATAGTTGATTCATTTTCTGCTTTTTTTAAATCATCAATAGATTTAAAATCAGTAACATCAGCTTTTTTACCTGGAAAAACACATGATGCAGAAGTCATTTTTGTAACCGAACCCTCAGTGCCATATATATTTACCAAAGCTTCAAAAATATAATTATCATCACTAGGATCTGTTTTTAATGAAGATACTCGCCAAGAAAAAGTTGCTGCCATTGTTTTTATTTAAAGTTTAACCATAAATGATAGTTTACTCAACATTTAATTTATTTTCTAGTACTTTAACTTTATTTGTAAGTTCTTTTATAGATTCTATTAGTAATGGTACAAGTCTTCCATAATCAACAGTTTTATAATCTTTGCCTGATTTGCTAGATACTGACCCATCATCAGCTACTTCATAGTCAAAAGGTGCTAGAGCTACAACCTCTGGAACTACTTTTTCAACTGATTGTGCTGAAACACCTAATTGCTTATCATCTTTATTAAATCCAAATTCTTTAGCAAGTTTATTTTCTCGATAGAAGAATGTTTCTATTTGATTAACTTTAACTAAAGCATCTTGTATGTTTCCAAGTTTTTCTTTTAATCTCTCGTCTGAATAATAAGCAACAACATTTTGTGTTGAGCATAATTCTTTATAATGTATTGTTCTACTTGTATCAATATTGACGCACTCTTGATTATTTGCCCATAGTTCTAATTGCCCATCACCATTTTGAGCTACACCTGTATCGTTATCTCCTAAAGCAAAAGCAGCATTTCTACCATTAAATGAACTTGCGGGTGTTGTTCCAAGCCCCATTTTTTTAGAGCTAAAGTTTACAGTCTCAGATTTTCTTGCAAAATCTGATGCTTGATAACCATCAAGTTTGTCTGCATCAAGCCCAGATCCCGACCCATCATTACCAACATTCCAAACTGTATTACCGTTAATTTTTACACAGTTATTATTAGCTGTATCAAGATTTATACCGTCATTTGCATCATTACGACTACTTATAACTAAAACTGATCCAGATAATCCACCTGTATTAACCGTATGTAGTATATAAGCTCTGTCAGTAAAATCACTTGTACTTTCTTTATCAAATCCAGTAAAATCAATCATTCTCGATTGATTTGTTGTTGTTGCTGTACCAGTTAACAATAAATTTCCATGTAGATTTAAGTTGCCTGACATTGTGTCAGCATAAATATTTCTCCAACGTAAGGAACTTGACCCTAAATCTTGACTGCTATTAGCATTAGGTTTTAAATGACCTTTCCATCTTGCAGAAGAAGTACTATCTGCGTAAAAACCAACTTGACTACTGAAAGCAGAGTTTTGATAACTATAAAACGCACCACCTTCATAAGCGTGATAACTACCATCTATTAATACATGACCTTGACCTGACTTGGATAAAAGAACAAACTCTGCTCCACCTGTCATATTCATTCCATTTTCTCTGGTGAATCCATTGCTAGTTAAATCACCAGCCCAACTACCACTTTGTCTAAAGAATCCAGATGCTTGAATACCATCTAAAGTGTCACTATCTAAACCAGAGCCAGAGCCGTCATTTCCTTGTCTCCAATACTTGTCACCAGTACCACCAGAACCATGATAAATTTGACCATCTGTTTCTATCCAAGTTTTGTCAGAACCATCTAATCTAAATTGAACAATTCTATCAGCATTACTGTTTGCAACTATATACCAACGATTTGAATGTGCTTGTATTTTTAAAGTTCCTGATCCCGGATTGCCTGTCCAACTTGAACCGCCAGCCGATCTTATGTCTGAGCCTGTTATTGTTAAAGCACCAGCACCACCTGAGAATGTGACATCTCCTGTAAATGTACCGCCTGATGCGGGTATGCCTGCTGCTGGTATGCTTGGTTTATTAGATAAATTATTGTAATTAAGGTAATAAGAACCTTGCTGTCCGTCTAATAAGTCTGCATTGACGTTAGTTATATTTGAACCATTACCATATAAGTTGTCAGCATAAATATTTCTCCACCTAACTGAACTTGTACCTAAGTCAAAACTACTATCGCTTTGTGGCCGATGATGTTTAGATTTTATATATCCTTCATGTGAACACCTAAACATTTCTGTCAAGGTGTTTGAAGTCGCACTCACATCTACTCCACACTGAACAACAAAGTCTGCTGTTCCTTCTTGTACTTGAGTTGAAGATGGGTCTTGTGCTTGCGCTCCAATTCTTACCTGTGGTGTAGCATTTGAGTTGCTGTCTCTAAAAGTAAAATCAATCCAAGTGTATTCTGTACCTATATCAGCTATGTAATTGTCAAGAGTTAGTAAAGTTGTAGCTCCATTATCATTACCATTAACATCAATAGTTAAAGCTCCTGTTATAGAACCTGCTTGATCTCTTCTTAAATAATTCGAGCCTTCAACACCATCTAACTTATCAGCATCTAAGCCAGAGCCACTACCATCATTGCCTGCGTACCAAACTAAACTATCACTAATTTTAAAATTACCTGACCCAGAAACTTTACTAAAGTTAAGATCACCATTAGCTTTATGTCTTACAGCCCATTCTCTTGTTCCACTATTATTGAACGCAAAAATTACTCTTTCGTTACTGTCTCGATTAATTTCAAAATTATTACCATTTGGATTAAAATTAATTTGTCCATTAAAAGTAATTGCTCCTGTAGCAGTATCAGCAGCATCAGATCTTAAATAACTAGCTCCTTGTACACCATCTAAGGTGTCAGCATCAAGCCCAGATCCAGTTCCGTCATTGCCCTCATGGAAGACCTTATATTTTGTTGCTGCATTACCAACATAAACATTACCTAAATTTGAACTCCAACTATTAGCACCTCTTACTCCTGTACCAATGCCTGCATTTAAAAATATATCGCCAGAAGATTCAATCGCAATAGCATCACTAGAACTAGCGTTAGAGGCATCATTTTGTATTCCTATTAATAAAACACCATTTTCAGTACTATCATTAATCCTATAAGCATTTAAATCGTCATACCACCAGATATAAGCGTGATCTGAAGTACTGTTTACTTGTGATCTAAAAACAATACCAGTACGGCCACCACTTACACTTGGTTGTAAATTTATAGCTCCATTGCTAACTGATGGATCTTCATTTCTTGAACTATTTGTAAGTACCCCTGACCAACCATCACTCGTATCAGCCCTTAAGAAACTTGAAGCTTGTACACCATCTAATAAATCTGCATCAAGCCCACTTCCAGATCCGTCATTTCCAGCGTGAAATATTTTGTGAAATGTTGAATTGTCCGTAGAAAAATCAAGGTCATCTTTTATACGAAGTGTTGCTAAATCTTCTTGATTCTGAAGTCTAAAATAACCACTTGAGTGCCATTGGATAAATGCTTTATCAGTAGTACCTTCTTGAAATCTTATGTAAGGATTATTTGAACCAGCTAATCTTATTTTTTCGTTATCACTTACATTAAAAATTAATGTTCCAGTTGTTGTATCAACTTGATCTGATCTAAGGAATTGTGTTGAATCAATGCCATCTAATAAAGCTGCATTACCGCCATCTGAAGCCCCTGCGAGTGCTGCTGATGTAATGTAGCCTGCACCATTAGTTAGCTGATTATTATTAGTTGGAATTGTTGGTTTATTTGAAAAATTATTGTAATCGAGGTAATATGATCCCTGTTGGCCGTCTAATTTGTCTGCATCTAAATTAGATCCAGAGCCGTCATTTCCAGAGTGCCAAACAGTTCTTTCATTACCGCCCTCATAGAAAACTAAACCATTAGAACCATTTTTGATGCGTATGCTCTCTGCTGATTCTTGATTAAATAGTTCTAAGAAACCATTTGAGTTCCATTGAATATATGCCTTGTTAGTTGTACCTTCTTGAAATCTTATATAAGGATCACTTGAACCAGCTAATACTAATTTTTCATGACTACTCCTATTAATTGTTAATTTTCCACTAGCAGTATCATCTTGATCGGATCTTAAAAACTGGCTTGAGTCAATACCGTCTAAACTTGCAGCGTTACCACCATCACTAACCCCAGATAATGCAGCAGATGTGATATATCCAGCCCCATTTGTGAGTTGATTATTATTAGTGATATTATTAGCACCCGCAGCAATACCATCAAGTTTATTACCATCAGAAGCCAAGTCTCTGCCATCAACTGTTCCTGAGACTGTGATATTACCAGCAACATTAAGACCAGAATTTGTAATTTTTACACGTTCAACATTTGCAGTAGAAAAAGCTAATTGATTATCTGCTGGTCTGTATATAGCTGCTGCTGTAGAAGGAGTTGAAATTGAACCAGAAAAGTCAATATAGCTAGAACTTAAATTGAGGTTTCCAGTTAAAGTACCACCCGCAAGAGGTAATTTGGTTGCTATTGAGTTGGTGACAGTTGTTGCAAAATTCGGGTCGTCACCTAAAGCAGAGGCTAATTCATTGAGTGTATTTAAAGTTGAAGGGCTGGAGTCAATCAGATTTGCTATTGCTGTATCTGTATAAGCTGTAGTTGCAATTTTTGTTGAATTATCGCCTGCCGATTGAGTCGCTGCTGTTACATTTTGAAGTACTCTTGATGCACTAATAACTGTAGTCGAGCCAACTCCATATCCATTTGTTGACCGTATAAAGTTATTAACTTCTAAATTATCAGCTATATCTACAGTTCCATTAGATGCAATAGTTAATCTATTAACACTATCAGTTTCATCTCTTATTGCAAAAACACCATTTTGATTTTGTATAGAAAAATCATCATTATTATCAGAATCAACAAGAAAAATTGAAGGATAAAGATTTGTTATTGTTAAATTACCAGTTGAAGTTATAGCTCCTGTTACGTCAAGACCATTACTTATATCAACATTAGCTAGTAAATCAATATGACCATCTGTATTTATTTGTAATCTGTTTGAACCATTAGTTTGGTCAAAAATAGCAAACATTCCATCATTGTTTTGTATTCTCCAATCAGGATTATTGTTTGAATCATATAAATTAATTGCTGGATAAGTACCTCCAACAGTTAAATCTCCTGTTGTAGTAATATTTCCAGTTGTTGTTATATTTTGACTACCAAAATCAGGTGAGATCTTTGTACCAGCTATCGCTGCACTTGCATTTACTTTTGAGTTTGTTATAGATCCATCAGCCAATCTATTATTAATAATTGACAAAGTGGCTATTTGATCAGTCCCAACCGCATCATCAGCTATTTTTGATTGCGTAATAGCATTATTGTCAATAGTTAATGTGTCTCCACTATTTGAGACAACAATATCGCCCTTATCTCCGTTAGTTAAACCTCCACTAGAAGTTACAAATCCAGAATCATTTGTTAGCTGACTTGTTAATGTCGGGATAGTTGGTTTGTTAGATAAATCGTTATAACTACCACTGAACAAACTAGGTTTATTAGATAAATCATCATAATCTCCACTAAATAAACTAGGTTTGTTTGATAAGTCATTATAATTTCCACTAAATAAAGATGGTTTATTTTGTAGGTCGTTATAATTTACAGTTTTTGAATTACAAAAAACCGCATTACCCATATACCCATGAAAACCACATTGATAATGCAAGACCAATGGTGTTGTATCACCTATTGTTATTTCGGTGTATGCTCCTGACTGCCCTGCTGTACCATTAATGGTTACATCTGTACTATATAAAGTTGATTTATCTGATTCTAAATAAAATTTAAGAGGGTGGTTGCTATTACTTGAGTCTGACTGGTCAAATCTATATGTATTTCCGGGTGTAAGAGTTAAAAATGGTGAGAAAACACCATTTATTTTATAACCTAAACTTGAGCCTTGACCGTTATATCTATGAGCAGAGGTTTTACTAGCTACTGTCACTGTATAAGTAATAGTAGTGCCACTAAAAGTGCCTAAAAGTTCTCCAGCTTCCCATATATAACCAGAATCATTTTCAGTAAATAATTTACCCTCTGCTGTATTTATTGCAATTTCACCTACCAGCAAGTCTGATGGGCTAGGTTTTGATGTTCCTCTTTTATGTAAAAGCGTATTTGGCATAAAGCAACTCCGTAAGTTTTAATAAATACTTCCTAAAAAGTTCCACCATCAAGAGTTATGCCATCAATCGTTCCTCCATCTATGTTTACGGCTGTGTTATTTTGAGTCGCCATTGAACCAAGTCCAAGAGTTCCTCTTGCTGTAGCAGCATCACCATCATCTAAAAGTGTTCTAGCGTAAGCTGTAAAGTCAGCGACATCAGCTTGAGCAGCCCCAGTAAAGTAAGCAATTTTATTTGCAGCACTTGAAACACCAGCTAAAGCAGCCAAGTCAGCATCAAAAGCTTGAACATCAACCCCAATCTGAACCCCAAGATTAATCCTTGCATTGGCACTATCTGACGCTCCAGTACCACCATGAGCTACGGCTATATCGGTTGCGTTCCATACACCCGAAGTAATTGTGCCAACAGATGTAAGACTTGATGCAAGAACTGTAGATCCAAGACCTGTTTTAGTTAAAACATCTACATTATCAATTCTAAATTTTTTATTTTGTGCAAGTTCAATATGTTCAGATGATGTCCAAGAATCAGTGCCGTTGACCCAATTAAATGTATGTGAGGTATCTCCAAGCAAAGTTATACCCCCTCCATCTGCGGTGGTATCACTAGGACTTGATACTTTTCCAAGTTCTAAGTTTTTATCTGCAACAGTTATTGTTGTTGAGGAAACTGTGGTTGTAGTACCTTGAACTATTAAGTTTCCAACAACTGTCAAATTTTGACTTAATGAAAGACTTGGTATTGTTGCACCACTAAGATCAACTGTACCTGTAAAAACCTTGTCGCCAGATATAGTCTGATTACCTGTTCTATCAACAAAAGCACCCGCACCCGCAATAGCTTTTATTGATGCTGCGTTTCCACCACCACCACCAGATCCAACCCCAAGATACAGGGTGTCATCAACTTCGTTGTATGCGGGTTCTGATTGTTTTAATGCAGATGGCGAGCCTGCTGCACCTGACTCTCTTCTTTTAAGCCTTAAAATGTTTGGCATAGTTTACCTCAAGAAACTAATAATGGTAACAGATGTCAGAAATTTCCTCCATCGGTTAATTCTAGGTCGGTTGTAGTTGTATCTGCTATATATTTTTGAGCAGATGAACTAAACTTAACTAAACTACCATCTACTCTATTAGTATCATCTAATTCTAACCCTTTTGCACCCTGCGGACCCGGAATTAATACATTTACAACTTTAGTTTCTGAATTAACAGTAATTTGCTTCTGTGGTTCAGTTATTTCAATTTTTTTTGTCATAATCTTGAATAACCTTCTAAAACTTTAATACTGCCCCTAACGTAAGGTTCTCTTTCGCCAAGAGCATTTATAAGCACTATGTCATATTCTAATTCATCAGGAAAATGAAGTGTTTGACTATTTGATAATTTTAAATCAAATTTTCCATTTACAGCATCAACGATAACTACAGAAAAATCTGCATATTTAATTTCTCTTTCTTCGTCCCAAACCTGTGCGATAACAGTAAAACCTGTTATATCCATTGGTAAAAAAGAACCATCAGTTTGTTTAGTAGATAGAGCTAAAGACTTTTTATAGTCATTAGCTCTAGTTACTTCAATATCATTTAATGCTGATGGTGATGACATGATAACTAGCCTGCGTCAGGATTCTCAGCAGAAGGTGCGTCAGTTATAGGTGTTACCTCTGCTGGTGGTAAAGGTTCTTCTTCATTATAAACTTCAACCTTTCCCTTGAGTTTTTCACCTAACAAGACTATTTTATTTTGTTGCTCTTGTAATTCTTTAATCCTTTGATTACCCTCTTGTTGAATTTTTAAAATTTCATTCTGCAAATGAGCAAATTCATTTTGTAAATTTTCAATTTGCTTTTGTGCAGCTTCTCTGCGTTCAGAAATAGAAGACATTTAGATAAATATAATTAAACGCATTATAAATCATTTTTGAATTATAAACCGTGTTTATGTTTTTTTTCTAATTCTTTTATAGCTTCAATTAATAATCCAATAATATTGCCATAAGAAACACTTTTATACTCACCATCTACTACAACTTCTGGTAATACTTGTTCAATCTCTTGTGCGATTACTCCAATACCTTTAATTCCAAAATCTTTTCTATCAAAACTAACACCTCTAAGTTTTTTAACTGTTTCTAATGCGTTTGGAATAGTTTTAATATTTTCTTTTAAACGCTCGTCTGAATAAGCTGTTATGTTACCTACGGCTGTCCAGTTACCACTATCATCACAATAAGCACCATCACCACCAGCTTGAGTAAGGAATCCAATTTTATTATTATCATTTTTTATTCTTCTTTGTCCATGATTTGAATCCCCCATGTAAATATTACTTTGATCATCATTATCATTTACAAATATCGAACCATTAAAAACTCCTTGATTAAATTCAACATCACTTGATTTGTTTAAAGATTGATCTGCGTTAAATGTTGTAAATCCACGACCATTTGATATTTGATTATTATCGGTGACAGCACTTGGAATGGTTGGAGTTCCTGTTAATGCTGAATAAGGAATACTTGTTAAAGAACTACCGTCACCACTAAATGTTCCTGAGATTGTACCTGTAACTTGCAAGTTACCGTTTACTTTTGCTGCTGTTTTTATATCAAATAAACTACTTGCTGCATCTAAATATGTAGTTCCTGACTCTGACTGTACAAGTACTTTATCACCTCTTAAAAACAAATCATCATTATCAGCACCAATATATGCACTTCCCTCGCTGTTTTGTAATCTTATAAATGTTCCACTAGCATCAGTTCTCTTAATATGTAAATTATGAGAGGGATTATCAAAATTACCTATACCACAATTACCACCACTATCAACAACAAATCTTATAGTATTACTTGTTTTAAATAACATATCAGCAGCTTCATTTGCATTAAAAATAAAATCTCCTGTTCCCCTATGAGCTATATGTGATTGGCTATTCTGACCACTATTTAGTCTAATGATCCTTAAACCATAATCTGCATAAGTAGTATCACCAACAAGATCAATATAAGCATTTCTATTACCTGACCCCCCTGTGCCAACCTCTAAATAACTATCATTAGAACCGTTTTGAAGTCTAAAAGTACCAGTAATATCTAAAGTGTATGCTGGATTTTGAGTAGCTATTCCCACCTCGCCATTGCTTTGAATAGTAAGTCTTGGTGTGCTGTTTGTTGCTAAAGCTATTTCATTGGCTGCTGGTCTATATAAACCATTAGCAGGAGCGGTAGATCCTGTGACATTTAATCTTGACCCTTGAACTTGATCTGTTGCTGTAATAACATCACCTGACACTGTTCCTGTGCCAGTAATATTTGAAGCCTGTAGATTAACAAATTTATGAGTTCCAGAGTTTCCCTCAAGTCTTTCCCAATTATTATTAGCTGAATTTCTTCGTTCAAAATAACTATTAGAAGCGTTCCATCTTATAGACCTTTGCCCCCAAGCAGATGAGTTGTTCGCTGGTAAGTTACTTGGTGCTGGAGATAAATCTGTTGAATATAATGAGCCAACAACTTCATCTCTGTACTTTAACTCAGTAATAAAATCAGTATATGTGCTTGTTAAGCTTGGTTTTGTCCAGTTAGTCATTTAAACACCTCTTACAGTAAAGTCTACAGTAGTATCTCCTGATGGAGTACCGCCAGAATTAGTAAATACAAATATTCTAAAACCATTTTTTAAATCAGGATTTGGTTCGTCTTTAAAATCATAAATAACATATCTTGCTCCAGTAGAACTATTCTGTTGACCTTGAATAGATAATGTAATTGAATCAACGTCTACAAAAGTTTCAGTTAAGGAAACATTTTTACCAAGTAACTCAGGCGGACTTGTACCCGGTTTTGTAGCTGCTGCTTCTGCTGCTGTGATTGTTATTCTTCCTTGATCTGTTTTACGTTTTAAAAATGTTTTAATTTTTAGACTTTGTACTTTTACTAAATCATCATTGTTAGCTCCGTCAAAATCAAATTTTACTTTTATAAATCTAAAATTAGTTCCTAAAACATTTGAATTTCCAGACCCTTTACTTGTGTAAGAAGTACCATTAAGAGAAGTAAAAATCTCAGGTGTAATAGTTGTTGATCCTACTGTCTCACTTGGATCTAAACCTAATGTTGCTTCAATTCGTGTTGAAGCTATTACTGCACCTGTGTCTATGATTTCTTCGTAACTCCCTGAGTTTTCAGTAGGTAAAGCATAAACAGTGGAAGCACCGTAAACACCAAAAGTTCTACTCGTATCGTTGTTACTAGGGTCAAAGTGCTGTTTCCAAGTTCTTGAAGTATTGACATTAAAAAATAGCCCTCCATCATCTAAAAATCCATTTACTATAGTACCGCTAAAAGTACTATCAACTTCATCTGTAAGTACAAAATCAGGAGGTTGATTAACATTTGCTGTAGTTTGTTCTTGACTGCCCTCTACATTCGCACTATTTACTGGAATTAGAATATATGTAAAATTACCGCCAACTTGCTCAAAAACTGTTGTAAAAGTTCCTTGTTTTTGTCCAACTAAATTAGCTGCGTCAGTTGTATTTCTATAAATGTTGTAATGAATAATTGGAAGCTGATTACTTCCTACTGCACTTTCTTGCCATCTTAATAAAACATTATTGTCAATAACTTCATTTCTGAGATTTGTGATTTTACTTGGAATTGCAACAGTGAATAAAACCTCTTCTAATTCCCCTTCATTTCCATTAGTATCAACTGCTCTGACGAAATATTTTTGTTGTGAATCTGTCCATAAAACTCTCTCAGTAATTTGTGTTCCATTTTGTTGAAAGTCAGCAGTACCAACAGTTGTAGCTAATGAAGATTCCCTGTAGATCTTGTAGTCTCTTATTGGTAACCCATTGCTTAAAGGTGTAACTGTATCCCAACTAACAAAAGCACTATCTGATTTTATTACTGCTGTTAGGTTTTGAGGTTTTGGTGGTGCAGCTAAAACAGCGTCAGGAAAGTTAGTAATACCAGTTCTTCCTACATCTCCTCTGAAACCATTTGCATCTAAAGCTACAACAAAAAACCTGACAGCAGTTCCAACTACAAAACTTGAATCAATATCTAATACATAACTATCAGAATTTATTTTATCAACTAATGTTGCACTACTTATGTTTGTAGTAGAGTTATTACTACGTCTGATTTCATATTCTTTTATTTTTGTGTTGCCTGCCGTAGGTTCTGACCAAAATAATCTTAATTTTGTACCTTCAAACGCAATATTAATATTTGGTGCTGCTGTCTTAACAAATGGAATTGTTTTTGTTGTAAATGAACCTACTTTTCCAAGTATGTCAAATGCTCTAATTTTTATTATTCTATCGGTGTTAAAATTAACTGGCAAAGTAAATGTTGTAGAACTTACTTTACCTAAACTTGTAGCATCATCAAAAATTTCATATTCCTTAATAGCAAATTGACCAGATCCTAGAGTTGGTTCTACCCAATTAATTATTAAGTTATCGTCTTTATATTCATGAGTAATTGTATCTACATCTATTGATGGTGGATTATTAATTGTGATAGAAGCTGTTCTATTATCAACACTTAAATTTCCATCAGAATCAACAGCTTTAATAGAATAAACTTTTGCATTATCAGTTTTACTAGGCAAAGTTGGCACTAAAACATTTGTTGTATCAAATTCACCGATTAATATACCTGTATCAAAATTACTACCATCTTTAATAATATATCCTCTTATATCTAAGTCACTAAAATTTGGAGGTACAGCTTCTATTGCAGTCCATGAAAGTTGTATTCCTAAATGAGGATCAATCTCCCCTGCAAAAGTATTACTCACTCTACTAGGAGGAGTATTTTTACCATTAACTGTCAAAGATGTTTCTAAGGTGTCTGTTGATTTTCTCCCTGACGCACTGATGCTTTTAACTTTAAAATTAAAGATAGAACTTGTAGCAGTATTTACATTTACATCATCAATATCAAAACTAGGACTTTGAGTTGTAACAACAATTTCTGATTTATTATCTTGATTGTAAATAAGTTCGTACTTATTAACACCCTCAACAGGTTTCCACTGAACAATAACTCTTACTTTAATTTGATCTCTATACTTATATAAAGACTCAATAGGATAATTTACTGTAGATCCGTCAGATAAAACAGCGTTTGCAAAGTTTTCTGGTGCTGTAGGTATTTCATCGAGATTAGTAATATCACGATGTTCTAAAGTTTCTAACCTTTCTACTACACCATATTTACTTTCATTATGTGAAACTGCTGAGATATTAAAAGTAAAATCATCTCCTTCTTCTACAGCAACTACTTTAAATTGATTTGAATTTATAGCCTGACTTGGAGTCCCTGTGGTTTCTAAAACCCATATACTGCCTGTATTTGGAATTTTATCTTGAAAAGTATCAATATAATCAGGATTTTCTTGTAAAGATTCTAAAAAAGGTTCATTGTTATTTGAATCTTTTATTTTTATTTGAAATTTACCATTTATTGTTATTTTTTTATTAACAGAATCAATAGATTGAACTGCTTTTTTACTTACTTGACCATTAGGCATTATTACACTTACAAATCCACTTAAATTTGGAAGATTACTTTGATCTGTTGTAATAACATGATTACCACTTACTGTTGCTGTGTCAATTATTCTTCCTGCTCGTCTTATACCACTTTTAACTTCATCTTGAATTTCAATTAACATTCCCGGTCTACATAAAGCTCCTGCTTCCAATGTCGTTGTAAAAGTTACAGTTTCTATTTCTGTCGCAACTGTAGTTAAAAACCATTTCCCAAGTCTTCTTGCCTGTGTTCTTGATGTAACCCCAAAACTATCTATATTTTTAGAAATAGCTCCATACTTGTTTATTTCATCTTGATTAATAACTTCTTCATAAGCAGCATCTCGTAATTCATTATCAAAATATTTAACTACAACTATATTTGCACGAGTTTTTTGTGATACTCCAGAATATGTAAAACCGTCTTCAGTTACATTAGTTTTATTAAACAAAAAAGAAGGATCAATACCTTCTTTATCTTGAACCATAGAAATAGATCCAGCAGAATAAAGTGGCATGCCACGAAATACAGAAGACAAAGAATTTATAACTTTAAAAGCATCTTGTCTTTTCCTTAAAACACAATTTAATGAAAATCTTGGTTCTTTTATTGTTTCTACATTTCCATCATTTCTTCTGTCTTTAAAAGTTACAAGTTCTGAACTATATTTACTTATTGCATAAAAAGAATATATATCCAAGTTTGCGAGTTTTACAAATTGACCAGTGCCATATCTTTCTGACAATAAAAGATCTAGTAAGCAAAAAGCAGGATCGTTTGTATATTGTGCTGCTGTAAGTTGACCATTAAAAATATAGCCATTGGGATAATGTATAAATCCAAAACTCTTAATTTGATTTGCATTACTTATACCTAAACTTGCAGCTTGAGTAGCGTTTCTAACAACAACTGGTGTACCAGTTGAATTTGAAGCTGGTATTCTTACCTTTAAACCATTTATTAAATATGCTCTTCTAGGTATTGAATTAAATTGTTCAGCGTCTATTTTTAAGCCTACTAATGCTGAATTTGGATAATTTAATACTCTATTAAATTTACAAGAGCCATTTACTACAGTCTTAGATTCAGTATGTTGAATTATAAATGATGTATCACTAATTACTTCTGTAATAACAAAGTTACCATTAAAAGGACCAGTATAAGAATTATTTCTAACTTGATTTCCATTACTAAAACTAAATTGTTGATTAGATCCATCTGTTAAAAATTCAAATCCTAAACTATCTCCTAAAACTTTTAAATGGTCCTCAGAAGTATTAACTGTGATAGTATTTCCAGATTGAGAATATGTAGCTTGTATAGGATTATCAAATTCTTTTATTAGTTGATAAGAACCTACTTGAAAAGTACTTGTATGATTTATTAAGTTATCTGAGCTATTTGCATTAATAGTTGTATCATCATCAGTCAAACGAGAAACTTCAAAAGTGACAGGGAAGTTATTTCCTGATATATCAAAATTGTATTGTCTTGTATATAAATCACCAGTTCTACCTTTAATAGTTTCAGTTTTAAGTATTTGAGTGCTTTGTCCACTTTGTTGCTTAGAAAATCTAAACTGAACTTCAGTTCCTAAAGTATCACCATCTTTATTTACTTTTTGTAGAGCTAAAAACCTCATATCAATTAAAACTGAAGTAACAGATGGATCTGTAACAGTAAAAGAAACAGGAGCAGCTTTAGTAACAGTTCTAGTTAAAGAAACAGGTGTTGAGGACGTATTAAATCCTTGTAAAACAGATTGAATAGCAGTACCGTTGTTTTTTTGTATAGAAACATCTAAAAAATTATCAGTTCCATCAGAATTTTTTAAAGGTGTATTATTTAAAAATATTGACTGCATAAAGCTATTAGTAAAACCACCGGGATCATGTAATCCTTCTATTTCACCTTCAGATATTAGATCTAAAATATTTGCAAAACTTTTACTATTTAATGAGTCTTTTGCTGTGGTAGGAGTTCGAGAACCTCCACCTCCTTTACTTCCACCGCCCCCTCCAGAGCCTTTAATAAAATCATTTGTCATTTTGTCTAAATATCAGAAGTTGAGATTTTTGCTGAAATTGGAATAGATCCTGTCAAAACATGACCATAACATACTGGGACAGCTATGCCCGCCCTAGAAGTATTTTGAACACCACTAAAGTTAAATGATTTAGTTGGGTCTTCTTCCTCTTCTGGTACCTCTGGTGTTGGTGACAATAAGCCTGCAATACCTCCTAATACTAAAAGCAAACCAATATTACCAACTAAGGCCATACCAGCAGCACCTCCAGTAAACCCTCCTAATCCAAATTTTAAAGCAGGAGTTAAAGCACCTCCAGAAAAAGCAAAAGCAGCACCAATTAAAACTACACCAGCAATTATTCTTCCAACATTACCTGATCCGCTAATAACAGGAATAATTTTTATATCACAATTATTATTAGAAAAATTTAATTCTTCTTCTTTTATACATTCATCACCGCAATATACTTGATAATTATTTTTAATAATATGATTTTCTGCACCTTTGAAATTAGTTATTAAAAAACGAACAGCATCAATAGGACTGTTTAAAACTGCTTCAAAAACATCGTTTCCTCCGCAAATGTCTATTAATTCACCATAAAGTTTTATTTTATTTAACATAGCGAATCCTTTTTCCGGTACATTTCATGAGCCATTCTCCATAAAAGTCTCTTGAACTTAGTCTACCTTCAATATGATGTAAAATCATTTGATTTTTTAATAGTACACCTATATGATTCAATCCTGTACTATTTAACGAAAAAAGTAAGCAGTCATTTACTTGTAAGTGTTCTGAGGGTTCTAGTTCTCTAAAACCAGTATCTATGAAACATTTTTCAAAATATGGATTATCACAAAAATCTTTTGGATTTATTGGTCTATCCCAATCTCTAAGAGTAATATTTATTGTTTCAAAATAATCTCTTATTAGACTCCAACAGTCATGTATTCCAAATACATATTCTCTTCCAACTAAAGGTGCTTTATATCCAGATGGTTGAAAATCAAACCATTCATCAAAACAAACTGAATAAATAAACCAAGGCATTTTATATTTTTCACAAATTGATTTATCTGCTGGAGAAGGATAAGGTTTTTCGTTTGGGTGTGAATGAAAAACACCAATGATAGTCCCTATATCAGCTACGTCTGCATAATCTTTTGGTCTAATAATAAATGTTTCTTTCGGAGAAATTGATATATTTTCACAAGGTTTATATTTAGTTTTACCTTTATGTATATAAATCAAACCACAAGCTTCTTCTGGTAAACATTTTTCAGCATGTTTCTTAGCATCTATTTTCCAATCAAGCATGAAAACTACCAATCCCCGGAAATTCTCTTGGCAAACATTGTCTTCTTGGTAATTTATATTGTGGCATATCTATTGGTGCTGCAAGCTCAAACTCAACTATACGTCTATTTTCTGTAGATTTTCTATCAATTATAAATATCATGTCCTCAAATCTTACGTTTGGATCTTCGTCTGGATTACTTGGTGCTGCTGAAACACTTATTGTATTTCCCATATTATTACCATGAACAGAGCATGAATATCTTGCAGCATGATTAGTATTTGTAGGTATGTATGAAAGAACACCATTAATCCCAGCAGTTCCGTTTCTACTAATTCCTATACCAACTAATTCACTCCCAGATGCGTCTTTTAAAATTAAAGGGTGTCCTGTATTAGTTGAATCTGACTGTACGAATCTATATGTATTACCTTCAACTAAACTTAAAGTAGGTTTATAAACACCATTTAAATAAAAATAATTTGCTCCTCCTACATTTTGGACAGTTACGACATAAGTTATAGTTTGACCACTTAAATTTGTTGATGATATAAATTTAGCCATTGTTCTAAATCTAGTAACTTTGGCTCCTATCAAATCATTGTGAGGAGTGATACCATTAATTTCAGCAAGTATCGTTGAAACTGTAGATAATAAATTACTAATCCTTAATGTAGGTCTAGGTAAACTAGATTTCTGACTAGATCCTTTATAATCAAAGCCTTCTGCTTCAATCGGCATTTGACTATAAGTATTACTGTTAAAAACTAATTCACCTTGCGAGTTCTGTGCTACACCACTATGCCATCTATAAACAGTTGTAATACCTAACGGATTACCAGTAGCATAATGCAATCCTTCAACAAGTTCTAACTCAAATAAATCTATTATTGCTGATGGATTTGTTTGCTGTAGTTCCTCAATAGGTATAGTCATACTTCAAAGACCTCTTGAAAAACTAATGAAATATCATATAACCCTGCTGATACTACGGTGACAGAGGGATTAGCACATGTAAATTTACCACTTGCTCCGTAAGGAGGATCATAAGTAAATGCTTTTGCACCTCCATCTCCTTTTAAAGGATCAGCTAAAAAAGCAAGAATATTATCAGTAGTAGTTTTATCTCTGTTATTAAAACTAAGAGTATATTTTCTTTTTGTTGAATTTAATCCCGATCTTAAACGCTGGGCATATCCATCACCTAGATTTACCTCTATTATGTCATTTTCAATCTCAAGAGTAGGTGAATAACTTGGTGCGACATCAGAGCCGACTGTTTGAGTGTCAAAAGTAGCCATTTATTCGTAAAGAATACCTCCGGGCATTTTTGCTTTAACAAGTTCTGCTTGGATAGCACTACCAATCATTTTACCTAGTTGATTAGCTTTTACGTTGTTTCCCTGTGCAGAAGTGCCACTAGCATTGACCGAAACATTAACAACATTATTACTTGTAGCACCACTTGTTTCAACACCTAACTTACCTTGCTTATTCCTTCGTAACGGCATGATTGCTTCTGGGCCAGCTTCTCCCATAAGTCCTGCCCCATTAGCCATTGGGAAAATAGTTGGACGGGACACTATACCCCCATAAGCGTAAGGGACGATTTTGTTCTGAGCCAATACTTGACCTTTTGCTGCAACAGCCGTTACGTTCTGAATTTCATTTCCTCCACTAACTACTCCACCATCTTTAAATCCTAAGAAGTTCTTAACACCCATTATTGCTTTAAAGAATAATGCTTTTATAATCATCTTCTGTATGTCTTTCAGTATAGAAACAGTAAGCTCTGCAAAACTAGCCTTACCATCAACAACAAGATCAGCAAACGCATCTCCCATGCTGTCTATACCTGTGATTAAACGCTCTCCAATATTAGTTTCTAAATCTAGTGCTGATTCTGCAAGCTCTGCGAAACTTTCTTTAAAGTTAAAAGCTTCTTGTGTAGCAGCAGTTAGCTTCTCTGTTATTTGTTCAACAGAAAGTGATTGACCGTCTATTATACCTAATGTTTCTCTATGTATCTCTCTAGCTCTTGCTGCTATCTCTTCTCTTTCAAAGTCTTTTTCTGACATAAGACCTAATTCTCTAAGTATGCTATTTTTTGTAGCTAATTCTTTTTCTTCTAAAGCAACCCTATCTTTCTCAAATTTCAAACTAATAGCCTTTTGTTGGTTTATAAAATCTTGCTCATCTTTTTCTGATAATTTCTCTTCTCCTTTTTTACCTGTCTTTTTCTTATCAAATTTATTTTGAAGCTTCTCTAACTCTATATCTCTCTTAATTTCTAATTGTTTAAGTGCATTTCTTTTTTCAACAGCTTCGTTTAACTGTTTATTTAGACCTACAAGTTTTTCCGTTCTTTCGTTAGCACCTTTTAAAGAATCAAATTGTTTTTTCCCTCCAACTGTTATTAGAGTTCCTTCAGCAGATTGTATAATTTTATCTTGTGCTTGAATTTGTTCAAATAAATCTTTCTTTTGTTGTTCTTCGGTTATTGTTACTGTTCTATATCTATTTTTTTTGCCCCCTTGTCCTCCAAATCTAACTCTCTTTGTTATATCTCCAGAAATTTCTTCTCTTTGCTGGATCAGTTTTTCTCTTTTCTTTTTAGCATTTTCGATTTCTACTTTTAATTGATCTTTTGATAATCCACTAAGTTTTTTAATTGATTGTTCTGTATCATCAACAAGTCCTTTTTGTGTTGATCTAAATTTTAACAGCAAGCCAATAGCTGCTGCTAATCCTGCTGCTAAAGCAACGTAAGGATTTGCTAAAGCTACAAGGTTAAATGCAGCTTGTGAACTAGCAGCACCAGCAATAGCTTTGCCTAAAAGGAGCCATTTTGCTTTCAATACGGTAAGAAGACCACTAAGCCCTCCAATCTGTGCAATTAATACTTGAAGTTTTAAAGTTGCAAATGCAGCAGAAACAGTACCCACAACAATAGCAATATCAGCAAAGTTCTGAACAACAAACTTAAGGACTTCAGTAAGAACCTTAAATCCAGCTACAGCTATTTTTGCAAACTCTCCAAAAGCAGGAGCTAAATCTGTTAATAATTCAGCCCCTAATATTTGAAATTCTGCACCAATATCTTTAAAGTTTTCGCCAACAGCTAATCTCATTTTATTAGTTGCAACTACTAATCTAGCTCCAGCTTCAGCATTTGATTCAGCAATTTTTTCTGCGATTGGGATATATTCTTTACCTAAACTTTCAATAAATTTAGAAAGCATATCTAAACCAACAGTTCCATTTTTGAGTGACTCTTGGAGAGATTGAGTGGTCATATTATTAGCATCAGCAAATGCAGTCACGGCACCGGGGAATCTCTCTCCCAGTTGGCCCGAAAGCTCTTCTGCCGACACTTTGCCCTTTGAGAATATTTGGACCATTGCGGTCAGTGCGGACTTAACATCATCTGCTGTACCACCTGTAGCTTTAATGGCTGCAACTGTATTTATGAAAGCTTCTTCCGCATTATGAACATTACCTCCAGCACCAATAACAGCAGCACTTAATCTCTGCATACCTTTTATTGCCACTTCTTGAGGTACGTTAAATTCTTCTGTAGCTCTATTTGCAGCCTTTAGAGCAGTTTCAAAAGATGCTTCATCTTTAGTAATTCCTCTTAATGCTATCTTTGCTTTATCTAATGATGCTGTGTATTTTGCCGACTCACTAATAGCTCCAGCTAAAGGCTGTATTATTTGACTTCCTACTAAACCACCAGTAACTATTCCTGACGCTACATCTCCTCCTGTTAATGCTGAAATACCTCCTCCAGCCAAACCCCCAACTAAACCTGATGGACCTCCTACAAAAGCAGATCCTAATAATGCAGTACTTGCACGACCTAAATTAAAGTTTCCACCTTTTGCTTTTCTAAGTTTTTTATCTATTAAATCTATATCTCTACCAAGTTCTTGAAATTCTTTACTGTTTAAATCAGTTTGATTTTGTAATGTTTGTAATGCTGCTCTTTGGTTGTTTAAAGAATTAACACTATTACCAGCAGCCCTAGCAGCATTATTTATATCTACTCTTAACTGATCTGTACTAAGACCCAATCTCTCTGTCTGTGCTGTTACTTGAGTTAGTCCAATATCAGATATTTGTTGCATTAATTGGCTAGTACCGCCAAAACTGCTTCTAGCAAATCTTGCATCAGCAAGCATGCCCCTTTTTTGTGCAGCAGTTACAGGAACTTTGTTTAATGCTTCTAACTCTGCTTTTGCCCTTGTTATTTCATTGGTTAATGTTTTATATGAATGACTATTAGTTCTAACTACACTTCTTAACTCTTCAAAAAGCTTAACTTGACCTTTTAAAGCTTTTTCTGACAGTTTGCCTTTAGAAGAAAAATCTTTAAATTGTTCTATTTGTGCTGCAAGTTCTTTTTTTGAAAACTTTACATTTGTTGTTAAGTCTTTAAAAGCAGAAGTAACTTTTTTAAAAGCACCTTGATTTTCAACTTCAAGTCTTAATTTTATGGTTTCTATATTTGGTGCAGCCATTTATTTTTTCTCCTTATTAATAATCTTCAAGGCAGTGGATTCCATGATTTGTAAACCATACATAACTTTTGATCTGTCTTCTATCTTAAACAAGTCAAAAAGTCCTCCCTTCAACAATAGTACCTCATATTTCAATCCTACATAACCACCATAAGCAATATTCCATTGAGTCTGCATATTAAGAAACATTATTACAGTTTCCCAGTTTTCTTCCTCGACTTCAAAATCTGCTCTTTGAAAAGTCTCAGGGGGCAATTTTGAAATATCTACACCTAAAGCTTTCATATCTTCAAGTGCAGTATTTTTTCCACCTTCGCCACTACTAGCCCAATATTTAGCAGCGTCTTCTAGTTTTTTACCAGACCTATCTGAATAAAATCTTTAAATGCAGATATAACCGCATTACGAAAAGCAAGATCGTCAGCGACTTCATGCAAGTTTTTCTTATTAAAAGGTATATCAGTTCCATCTTCTTCGGTAACACCTTCCCAGCCTTGCACAGCAGTTTCTAAAGCTTTATCCTCAGATAACTTGTCAAACTCTGCAAGTTCTTTACCACCAAGTCTTTTAAATTTAATAGTAATTTCTTCAGTTTCTAATTCTCCAGCTACAGTCGATGAAGGAGAAGCAATAGAAACTTTCCAAGGAAAAACTTTCGTTTTCTTTCTTACAAATGCCATAAATTTAGTGGATAAATATATATACCTTCTTATTCTAGCTATTAACTTAATCTATGTATAAATTAATTGAACTTCATCATTTCCTGATGCACTAGGAATCAAAGTATAAGGTATTTCATAAGTAGCAATACCATCAGCATCTCCAACACTAATATCACCAATATCAGCTTTAGAAGAAATAAGTTGAACCTTATTTCCTGCTCCAACTCCATGTAATACAGATAAAGCACCTAAACTTCCATCAGTTTTTGCTGCTGCATAAAAATCTTTTGTCGCCATCTTTACAGCATCTATTGTCACAGATCCATTTACAGCCCTTTGTGTAAGAAGAACTTCTTTTTCTGTAGAACCACCAATTACTTCTCTATATGTAATTTCATTTCCCAAATCCATTGTTAAAGAATTTAAGCCTGCCTGATGGCCTAATAAACTAAAACCTGATGTATTTCCGGGTTTAAATATAGTAGGAGTAGGCTGATGATTAAATGTTGGAGTAGGTAATGCTTCGTCTACAACATCTACATATATGCCAGTAAATGTAAAATCTAATGTTGGAATTTCGCCCACATTTGCATTAAGGGCCACATTGCCCCGGCAACCTCTAGCTGCATGTCTTACTCCATCTAAGTTATAAAAAATTACCGCAGAGCTAAAACTGGAACTAACAGGAGCGTAGGTAACGCTTGTCCCAGCACTAATTGTTTCTGAAAGTCCACATGCGAGTAAAGCCTTAGAATAGCCGGGAGGAGTACCAGCCGTCCCACTAGCTACAAACTCGACTGAAAAACTTATTTCAACTTTTAGGTTGGCGAGTAGTGATTCTGATGCACCGTAATAAGGTCTTACATATTCTCTGGTGACAGAATCACTAGACATTGGAGTAACACTTAGATTAGAAACTAAAAGAGCGTCAGCACCAGTAGGAGTGGTGTTATCGTTATACGCTGATTCTGTTTCAATCGTTAGACTCTGTTTGTTGGTCAGTAGTGTCATCAGTTTTTACCTCGGTGTTTTTGTCTGGAGATGGCAAAGTCCTTTTTATAAGTGTTCTTTTGCCAGTTTTAGGATCAAGTAGGTAACTACCACCCTCACCCGGATTTTCATTACTCATTGTAGTGAAAAGTTGCGTATAAAGTAATCATATTATTTATAAATCATGTTGACAAATCATTGTATGTAGATCTGTAATCAATTTCATAATTACAAGTATATATTCCTGCTGGTGTATCAGCTTCAATAGACTGAAAATCAACTGATAAAGGTCTTACATCTATAGCCAAACCTCCTAATGTTGAATCTGCAACTAACTTCGTATGTAAACTTTCAACTGTAGCATCAGCTTTTGTGTCTGGATTCTTATGCCTACATATAACTATTACTCTTATAGCTAAAGTCCAATCAATAAAATCACGATTTCTTAAAGAAGGATTATCAGATGAAAATTCAACAACAATACTAGGTGATTCTTCACGAGCAAATGGTTCTACCCTGTTTCTATATATACGTTTATTTATACCTGTTGTAGAAGTTAAAGTAGTTTTAACTTTTGCAAGTATTTGCTCTCTTTTAGTCGTCATCGTCTTTACTCAAACTAATGATTGAAATTTTGCCATCATCTATTTTTCTTATATTTCTTACAACATAATCTTCTGAGTTTACTTTTATTACTTTATCAAATACAACATCTTTAAAATCACTTGTTTTTACCTTTAGCTCATATTCAGTTGACAGAATAGTATTGTCAGCAATTATTTCATCAGGTTCATCTAACATTCCTATAAACGTAGAATTATTGTAAATCACCTCATCAGTGAACTCAGTGAAAAATAAATTTAAGTTTTCTTTAAATGCCATAAGAAAAGCCCCAATAAAGGGGCTAATAATTTAACCGTACTTTTTCAAGCCTAAGCCTGTAACAGAAAGATCAAATGTTGGAGATGAACCACCTATTGTGAATTTCACTCTTACATATCTTTTGCACTCATCAGCACTGATAGATAATTTCTGTGTTGATGCTGAACCTGTTACTTGTGTAAAAGCTGCTCCTGATAAAGATCCAAATGTTGAATTATCAGCAGAGTCCTCGATAGTTACATCGAGAGTTGGTGATGATCCACCACCAGCAGCAGAGTCAAGAATAAAAAGAATATCTCCTTCATATCCTTGAAGATCAATACCTGTACCGTTTCCAGTAGCAGTTTTCGTAGAAGTTCCTAAACCTGTTAAAAGGTCTAATCTTTCTAAATTAATGCGGTTAAGTCCCATTGTCTTTGTCGTTATCAACTGTAGGTTTTGCTTTTGGTTTTGCTTTTGGTTTAGCTTTTGGTTTTTCAGTTTCAATAACTGCTTTCCCGCTTCCAATTAGCGTTCTAGCTAAATCATTATCAACGTCTAAAGAAAGGCCGGAGTCCTTGTGGACTCCAGCTATCAATACGCTGCGTATTAATTTAACTTTCATACTAAGTAGCGAAACAAAATGCTCCCGCTTGTCTCACGGCATAGTCTATGTCCTGCAAGGCAATTATTCTTACAGTACCAGCAGTTGCCCCAGCGAAAGGATCAACAGTTAGATCTAAACCAGACCACATACCAACAATAAACTGACTGAAATCACCAAAGATTGCGTCATTATTTACAAGTTGGTTTGTAGTAATTGCTTGATAACCATTAATCTGATTATTTTCAAACACGAAGTTAGCAGTAGAAGTACTTGTCTTCTCTGTTGACTTTAAAGCACCTCTTGTTGTTGCATTGATGAGATACTTCATTGCGTTGCCCTCTGCATTTGCAACCGCAACATCAGTCTCCATACCTATGTACTCACTAAATGTGCCTGTACCTGTCAAGGATTGAGAGCCAATACCAGAAGTTTGAGTTAGTCCTAGTGGCTGATTAGAAGAACCAGTTCCATAGATAGCTGTACGATCTAGCTCAAGAGCGATCTTCTTAGCAATCTCATCTCTAACAAAAGCTTCAATATCAATAGAAGACTGTAAAAGAGTTTTTCTAGTGAAGTCAGTAAATGCACCGATTGTTTTTGGTGTCATTGAGATCTGAGTAAAGCTTTGCTGTCCCTCTGTAGGTGCTGCACCTTCTCCTACCCAGTAAGCAGCTGTTGTCCCATCTTGCTTAGGAATTGCAATATTGCCCTCTAGTCCCGTTAGCATGGTAACTCCTGCTTCCATAATAGCCATCTTATTCCTTAAGATTTCTATAAATGAGCCACTGAGTAAGTCTGTGGACACAAGATTACCTCCGTCCGCAGCAGTCCCAACATTCAAGTCCCTCTTGAGTACTTCGTTAGGAATTAAAATACCTTTTGCTGGTCTACCATAACGCTTTGCTGCTTCTTCAGAAACTTCACGCTCGTATGTAGCTGCTTCCTGTGCTGCTTTATCAGCAGGGTTTGCAAGAGCATTGATAGCTCTTAAGAATGAGAAGCTTTGTGCTTCTTTTTTATCTAAGAACTCCTCAGATTTTTTGCCTTCAATTTGCATGTCGGTTGAACGAATAGGGGTTACTTTTTTATTTTTCACAAGATCTAATATTGCAGATCTTGCTTCAGTAGCAGACTTACCACCCTTAATTAAAGTTTCGGTAAGCTCTTCTGCTCCGTATTCTGCAAACTCACGACAAGTTGAAGTGATTTCAGCAACACGAGCATTGTTCTCATCTAAAGCACGTTGCACTTCAGCTTGAACATCAATTTCTACGGCTGGCTTTGTTTCCACCGCAGTTTCTTTAGTTGTTTCTTCCATAGACGGATTGGATTGTGCGGTAGATTCCGCAGAACGAGTCTCCTCAAGAGGAGCGTTATCATTAATAATAATGTTTTCCTTCTCTAAAGTAACATTTTCTGATGAAATATTCTCTACTAAAGATCTACCAAACCCAACTGAATTGTCTGCTGGGATCGTTGCCAAGCTAACTTCGTGTGGGGTCCAACGGGTCGCACGGAGTCCAGTGTCCGTTTCTTCCACTTCGTCCAGACTGTACCCAAAGCTAATACCACGCAAAATACCGTCTTTAACGTCTTCTAAGACTTCAGAAGCGAATTTAGAGCGAGAAAAGCGGATTTTA